TTAGGTTCTGTGCCGTTTTTTATCCTATAGTCTTCATCTATAATAACATTTTTAAAAGCAAATCCTCTATCATATAAATCTTCTTTATAAACATCATCGTTTATATTTCTTGCTCTGATTCTTATTTCATCACGAGCTGTACCTATCTCTGATACTTCATAATTCATCTTAGTAGGTTTTAATTCAAAGCCAGGTCCTGTATCATCATTAGGCACACCTGTATAGTATTCACCTTTCGGATTTATATAATAAGGCCCGTTATAAATATCGCCTTCTTTACCTGGTTGTGTTTGAATCAAAACTACATTATCACTACCTGCTAATCTTCTATAAAACTCATATCTAAAATCAAATCTGCCTGATACGAATCCCATCTCTCTAATATCAATACCAGGTTTTACAATTACTCTGTCACCCTGACTTACAGGTTCTATTTCTTTACTTAATATTATACGACCGGTAGTAGGTTCTATGATAGATAACACTACATAATCATTTTCTTCACTATTATTAAAAATGCCACCTTCGTACTTACGAGTGCCAGGAATAAATGTACCACCTTCTTTTAATAAAATTTTATCTCTATCTGATAATTTACTTGACATTATAATTCTTCAAATTCTCTGTTGATTACTTCATTCAACGCATCACCACGTTTATACTTTGTTTGCGCTCTTGATAATTTTACCCAACTATAAGGACTATTATCAGCACCACCCGTTTCAGGATTTTCAAAACTTTGTATCGGACCATTTTCACCTAATCTCATAATATGATTGTTATCGTCTAAAGAAGATGAGGCTTCAAACTCGGCAATAGCACGTTGTCTTTCGTTGTTATATTCACGAACTGCTTCGAGTTTTAAATTCTGATAGTACTCGTTATTTTCAAGTTGTTCTTTTGTATAAGGCATTATCTTATGAAAAATGTAAATTTATTGTCTATTACTTCTGTATCAGTTCCTGCGCTACCTACGTAAGAACCACTTACTACTTTTATCAACAATTTATATTCTCTTTGAGTTTGTAATCCTGAAGTATTTAAATCAATAAAGTTACCACGTGAATCACAAGAAATATACGACCCTGTACCATATGGTATAATAATATCGTCTGTATAATTATCAATTACACTATATTGAGAACCTGTTGGTAAATATTTCACTACGGTATATGCAGATGCTGTAGGTGAATTACTCAACGTAGGATTATTAGGTCTACCTACAATTCTAATTTTACCATCAAACTCAGTTGAATATCTTGATTTTAAATTAGTACTAAAAATTTGCAAGTCTTCTAAATCAGACGCATCTAAATCTTGTAAACTTCCTGTATTCCAAACGTGTGAGTTCCATTCTGCTTCTAATCGTGGAGTATAAATTGTATGAGTGTCTCTTGAGAAAAATTTAAAATTTCCTAACAACGTGCTTGAGCCTTCGTCAAGATTAACATCATCATTACCTATAGAACCTGAACGTTTGACCATAAAACCATTATTAGGTATATTATTACTCAACCACTTATTAACAATATTAGTAACATCCATTCTCATATCAAGTTCTAAATTAGTATGTACAAAACTTTGAGAGGCTTCATATCCTGAACCTGTAATCCATGCACCGCCTGTGTCTTTTAGACCCGCATTAGTCCAAAATGTTTCTTCATTCTGTCCTGTTCTATAAGCCCAACTACACCCTTCTGTTTCTGCAGGGCTATAAGTAGTTTTACCTCTACCCATATTCCAACTGCCACTTACAGGATATGCAAATAAACTTTGTGAAGTAGTTAGATTATCACTACCTGCATCATATAAATTTAAATAATATTTTGCAATACTACCAGCACCTGCTCTTACAATACTTTGACTCATCTCTGCTAAGTCAAAACGAATCAATGCTCGTGAGACATTAACAGATACACCAGCATCATCAACGTCTTTTCTAACTTCTAAAATTTCATCTAATCCATAATTGTTAGATTCAGATGCTTCATATAAAACCGTGTCTTCTGTTGCGAATGTAAAAAAGTGCATTACTTACTCCTTAGTATCCCGCTCCGGTTGTTGAATCACCTATACAATTACCTTCTATATCTAAATTAGGAAATTTTAATTCAAATATACTTGGGTCAAGTGAAGGATAAATCACACCGTCTTTTGTTGCTGAACCAATATCATAAATGTTACCTGAGTAACCCATACCTTTTTCGTAACGATTATAAATTATTATTTGATTTTTATCAGGATTATCTTCTAAAGGAGGTACTACAGATGCTACACCATTTACTAATGCTATCTCTTGTACTAAATCTTGAACAACAATTGGTTGATTTATTTGCCAATCATCTGCTCTAAAAAAGAACTTAATAGCATTTATACATCTTAAAAGAACTTCATCTTTATTAAATCCTACTCTTGCTATAATACTAAAACGAACTCCTACATTTATAACATAAGCGTCTTTAATATTTACTGCATCTGTAACAGGTCTAAATTCACTTAAATAAGTAGCAAGATTTCTTTTTACTACATTATTTAAAGTTACTAATTTTTTACCTGGATTATATCCTAAAACATACATATTCAGAGCCAAAGGATTTGCTACTCTTGTATTTGCAGTTGGAAGATTTGCTTTTGTTTTACCTGATGTTCCGCTATCTAAAGATTTGCCTTCTTGTAATTGTTCATCTTGAACAATATAAACTTTTGCTACACTACCAAATCTCGCCGGCAACGTCATAGCTCTCATCATATAATCTTCTTTAGTTATAGTTCTACTTTGTGCTTGAAAAAATGCAAGAGCATTATTTTTAACTTCTATCACAGACTCTCTACCTTTACCACCCATAGCCGGTGTTACATTATTACAAGCAACACTTGCTTTAGCTGTACTTATTAACGAACCATTTACACCTGGCTTTACAGGCCCGTATAAAGGACCTACTACTTTGTTAATAGCAGACGATGCAACGTTATGTGATATACCGCCACCATATCGATAAGTTATAGTTAGAGTAGTATTTGCCGGTGCGAGTCCATATGCTTTTGTATTTAAAAAATTACTTGGGTCAAATTCTCTATCAATTTGTGCAACTCCGTGTGGTAAAGTTGAACCAACATTATCAGGATTCGGTATAATTTCTTCATCAGGATTACTACTATTACCAGCACCAAATCTTAACTCTATCAAACCTTCAGGTGTGACGTAAGTATAAAATCTTCTTGATGTCTTTTTTAATTTTAACAAATATGGAGCTTTGTCAGAAAATTGAGAATCTTCAGGACTTAAATCAGCAGTATTATTAGATTCAACAAAAACCGTATCTTGTGCTAAGTAAGGAACTTCGTGCCAAGTATTACCATCACTATCCACACACGATATTATTTCAGTTATACCACTTTGTGCTAATCTAATCTTGTCATATCTTTTAGCAGTTCCAAACGTAAATCTTTCTGTTTTTTGTTGACCTGAGACTGCGGATGCTTGCTTTTTAAGAAGATACGTAGTAGGTTCACCGCCAGCACTTTCAAACACACTAACTTCTATTTTAGATGCGCTACCTGAATATTGAAAACTAACATCTTCTGTTAAATAAAAATTTGTACCGTTAGTTGCTTTTAAAACAGAGTTTTGTCTTAATATTAAACCATAGTCTAAATCCGGTCTGTTATTTGTACCTGAGCCGACTGCAGGGACCGTTTGAAAAATATCTACATCAGCAGACGCCGCAGAAATAATCTTTGGTGTATATCCCATTGCTTGTGCAATCTGATAAACGTTTTTAGTTTCTTCAGCGTACGCTAATAAAGATTCTTTAAATTGATTATCTACATAATAAGAAAGAACATCGCCTACATATGCGGCCATTTCAATAAACATCATTCCAGGTGAAGATTCGTTAAAGTCATTATATGCTTCAGGAAAGTAAGTTTTTGCGTGTTCAATTAAAGATTCTTTAAATTGATTAAAATCTTTATTTAAATATTTGACCTCTTTTTGTTTTACTTGTTGCGGCATTTAATTCTCCTTAATATCCACCACCAGCACCAGCACCCATAGTTCCTATATCATCAGGAACGCCTTCGGGTAACGGGCCTATGTTTAACGACAAAATTACGCTGTCATTAAACTCTGTGCTAAATCTACCTAAAATATTTAAAGTATTTTTATTAGCTTGTAATTTTGTTTCTTCTAAAGTAACAAACGGTAAAAATCTATCTAATGCTTCTTTTATTCTTTCTTCAACTTGAGGTTTTAACGTTTCCGGTACGTTTTGTTCAAATACAATTTCTTTTAAACGACAGCCATATTCAGGATTGCCTACACGTTCACCCGGTTGTGTCAATAATAAAGTTTTTATATTATCTTGTATTTGTTCATAGTATCTGAAATTTCTCTTGAAAAATCCATAAGTGTTCTTATCATAGTTTAAAGGAAATCCTATGCCAAATGCTCTATCAGGGTCTAAATCTATGTCTCTTACACTCATTATTTTTTCAGATTCATTTTACTCATAAGTTCTCTATAATCTTTGGTGATTGCCTTCTGTACGTCAGGGTCAACTTGTTCAGGTGCTACTCCTGCTTTGTGTGCTATCTCTGCAACGCCTTGATTGTTCATACCACTCCCGTTTGGTTTCATATCACCATAGCCTATTAAATCTGCCATATCACTTGTCGTAAAAGTTTTTCCACCCATTGTTGGATATTCTGATGTCTTAGTAGACTCTTGAATTGGCGTAGACCTTTTAGACTTAATTTCATTAATAAATATCTCG